AAACACCTTAAAGTTATTAAAGAAGACACAATCAACAAATGGGACAAATTAGGATTCTTAGAGGGTCTTAAAGGTCACATGAGAGAAAACGTAGCACAATTATACGAAAACCAAGCGTCATATTTAATTAATGAGGCATCAACTACATCTGATACAGGTGCATTTGAAACAGTAGTTTTCCCAATTGTAAGACGTGTATTCTCTAAATTATTAGCAAACGACATCGTTTCAGTACAGGCTATGAACTTACCAATCGGTAAATTGTTCTACTTCGTACCTAACATTCAGTCTTATACTGATGAGTCTACATCAACTAACGGTATTCACTATGCTCCGTATGGTTCTCCAAACGCAGCTGAAACTCAAACACCAAATAGTGGTTACGACTATAACGCAACTAAAGACCTTTACGATAGATTCTATGAAGGTAACGAACCAGCATTAGACCCACCAGGTTTATTTGACTATTCTAAAGGACAATTTTCAGCTATTACTGCATTAGTTTCTACTGTTGTTTGGGCCGGTTCTGAATTAATCGTTTCAGGTTATGGTACAGATAACTATAGAAAAGTATTAGTGGTTATGTCAGGTTTTGCAACTGATGGAGCTGGTAAATTAATTGGTCCTGATGGTCAACCAATGGATAATGAATCATTCTTATCTGATTTAACTATCAAAGGTAACGCTAATAATCCGACAACTGCGGCAAACGCAAATAACCCTTACTTATTCAGAGTAGTAACTCAAAAGTATGGTAAAGGTATTGTAGAATACGGTGATAACAACGCTACTGCAATATTCCCTAACAGTAAAACTGGTGGTGGTCAATATGATAACCTATGTACTCCTGATGGTAAAATTTACTTAGAAGTTGATTTACAAGTTCCAGTATGTATTACGTGTGGAGGTTCATTAGACGGATATACTGGTTCGACATTCTCTTCAACAACAACAAACGTGGTTGCTGACGCAGGTTGTGCATTTACTGCAACTTACAGAATCTATAAAAACTTAGAGTTTGAAGATAGAATTGGTGAGGTTTCTTTTGACCTTCAATCAGTAACTGTTTCTGTAACAGAAAGAAAATTAAGAGCTCAATGGTCTCCTGAAATGGCGCAAGACGTTGCAGCTTTCCATAACATTGACGCTGAGGCTGAGTTAACTGCATTGTTATCTGAGCAAGTTGCGGCTGAAATCGACCGTGAAATCTTAAGAGATTTACGTAAAGGTGCGGCTTGGAACTTGAGATGGGATTACAATGGTTGGAAACGTCTTGGTTCAAGTGCAGTTCCTTATACTCAAAAAGATTGGAACCAAACTTTAATCACAGCTATCAACCAAATTTCGGCTCAAATTCACAAATCAACATTGAGAGGTGGAGCAAACTGGATAGTTGTTTCTTCTGAAATCAGTGCTATTTTTGATGACTTGGAATATTTCCACGTATCAAACGCGGCTCCTGAACAAGACCAATACAACATGGGTATTGAAAGAGTTGGAACATTAGCAGGTCGTTACCAAGTTTATAGAGACCCTTACTTCCCACCTAACCAAGTGTTAATGGGACACAAAGGAACATCTTTATTAGATACAGGTTACATTTACGCACCATACGTTCCATTACAATTAACTCCAACTATGTATAATCCGTTTAACTTTACACCAATCAAAGGTATCATGACTAGATACGCGAAGAAGATGGTAAATAACAGGTTCTATGGCAGAATTACGGTAGATGGTGTTAGAACATTTGATTTAAGAGAATTGAGATAATCAATCTTTAACAAATACACTTAAAAGGGACAAGAAATTGTCCCTTTTTTTTTTTACTAAAAAATAACTATAGGTTTTTCGGTTAAATGTCTTATATTTATAACTATGAGGAAAATAGAATTAAATGAAGAACAATTAGACAATATTCTAAAAATGTATAATCAGGAATTATTAGGGACTCATACTATATCTATAAAAACAGGTATTAGTAAACAAACTATTAATAGAATTCTTAAAGAAAATGGTATTATTTTTGGACCATCAGGAAGAAGAAATATTGGAGGTAGAGAAGTTGCGATAAAAAAATACGAATCAAAACCTGAAACAAAAGAACGTAAAAGAAAAAATTACGATAAATGGTATGAACAAAACAAAGAACATCGTAAAGAATACCTTAAAGAATACCGAGAAAAAAATGTTGATAATATTAGAAAAACAAAACGAGAATACGAAAGAAACCGTAAAGCCAATGACCCCCTCTATAAATTAATCAGTAATTTTAGAACTGCAATATATCAGGTATTAAAAGAGAACCGGGTCGATAAGAATCAATCATATTTTGATGTGTTACAATATACTCCTGAACAATTAATAGTTCATTTGGAAAAACAATTTACCGAAGGAATAACATGGGAAAATTATGGTGAATGGCATGTTGACCATAAACAACCTATCTCGTCATTTAATATCCAAGAAATGGGTGATAGTGAATTTATGAAATGTTGGTCATTAGAAAACCTGCAACCAATGTGGGGAGAAGAAAATATTCGAAAATCAAATAAAATTTTTAATAATTAAAAAAATTATATTATCTTTGTATTCTAAATCGTAATCATCATGAAAAAAATATTAATCCTCGTTTCTTTTTTGACACTAACTACCTTATCATTACACTCTCAAACATACTCATTTGTATTGGATACAATTCAACCTTTCAAATGCCCATCAAATTTGAGTGTTAATGAAGCCGCAAGACTCAATAAGTTCAAATATTTTGAACTTTATGTTTTTCCAAAAAATGTTTGGAAGATAGACTTGGAAAAGAAAACTTTTATTGTTGGTAAGAAAACTATTAAAATAGTTAAGGGTGGGTATGATAATAAAGATGGATGGGTATATATTGAATTTATTGACCCAAACAATAATCAACATAGATTAGGTATTGGGAATGAAAAAGGAACCAATAAGAAAATTGTTATTGTTACTGCCTTGGATGATGATATTACAATTCAGAAAGGTTATTTTGGGTATCCTATGAATTATACTATTAATCCTTCAGCCCGATAGCTTTCCTTCTTGAGGAGATTACCTTACTGACAAATTTTTTAAATTCAGGTAAGGTTCCTATTATAGGTAAACTATTCTCAAGGGTTGACATCCAATTTGAGTCTAACTTATCTCCCATAACCTCAACATCACCTAATTTGGCAAAATCATAATTTTTACCAAACACGTAACCATTATAATTATCTTTTGCGGCTGCAGTGAGTGAGGATTTAACCGCATTTAAAAATTGTTTAAACGGATATGTATTTCCTTTTCCTGCAGTTTCTAATGATTTTGGGTCAAATAAACGTGGAATCCCGTAAGTTTTACTAATATATTCTTGAATTTCAGGGTAATTACTTCCCTGATACCATTGTAAATATTTAGGCATTAGTTCCTTACTAACTTGTTGGAACTTAAAAGTTTTTCCTGTGTCTTTTATTCGTTCTTGATACTTGTCTGTACTGGTGGACGGACTAGATGGGTCATTTTGTTCTAAAATTATTTTATTTACAATTTTAATCAAGTCAGATTCTGTTAAACGTATTACTTTTTTCATTTTTGGTTTTTTATATAAATATCATGTTTATTAAAAAAATAACTATAATATATTTATAAATAGATTTTAGTTTATCAGTCCCCAGCCATAACGAGCTGTAGAGTATTCACGGACACGAAGGTATTGGTAACATAGTCATTAACTATTGTAAAATTTAAAGAAATGAATTACACAACAACTAAGGTGGGTAAACCGACTGCCCATATTACAAAGAAAAAGTCGCGTCTTAAAGTCTATAATGGACATGTCGTATTCCTTAACGATAAAGACAATTTCGAATTCGAAATTCATAATCCAACCCAAAAATCGGTTCTCTGTAAAATCAAATTGAATGGTGAATATATATCATCTAATGGTATTGTTGTTCGTCCGGGTCAAAGGGTGTTTTTGGAACGATTTCTCGACACCAATAACAAATTTGAGTTCAATACCTATGATGTTAAAAATACTTCCGAAAATCGGGAAGCAATTGAGTTAAATGGGGATGTTCAAGTTGAATTTTATGATGAACAAGTATTTTCATCATATGGGGGGTATTTAAACTTAAATAGTAATATAACCACAACATTGGAAAATAGACCGGGTAATCCAAACTTAACAAATTCACCATATTATGGTGATATGACTTGGACAACTAGTTTATCATCGGTTTCGTATAATACTAATGCAAATTCAACATTAAATTTTGGTAATACTACTCCGGCGGGGCCAAATAAAAGGTCTATTGATACCGGTAGAGTTGAGAAGGGAGAAAAATCCGAACAAACTTTTACAAACACATTTGAAAATTTTAATTATTTCACATCACATAAGGTTAAGTTCAAAATTTTACCTGTGAGCAATAAAAATGTTGAATCAAATGAAATTCGACAATATTGCACCGAGTGCGGAGTTAAAATAAAATCAAATTATAAGTTTTGTCCGTCTTGTGGTAATCAAATATAATAAATAAAAAAAAAAGAGTCCCGTGAGACTCTTTTTTTATTTTAACCTTCTTAAAGATTTTGAAACGATTTCAGCTTCGGTTAGTGAAAATAATCCATTTTTATAGGCCATTTGAACTGCCTTTATTAACATAAATTTTGCTTGCTCATCACTTAAATTATCGATTAAATTTTCAATGTCTTCAGGTTTGTATATCGCGACCTCTTCAAATAAGTAAGCGATAGGTTGTTTTTCTTCTCCCATAATGTATTATCAATATATTTATAATAAGTATATGAAAAGAAATAGTATTAGTGAAGCAACTGGGTCGGCAAACGCTGGAAATTTTAAAGTTCCTATAGTTTTGACACCCCAAGATTGGAACGAGAAACAATTGGGTCCTTTTAGTGAACCTGTCTATCATTATACAAATGCCGAATTGGCATACGAAGAAGCTGACGGAGATTTCAAAGAAACTCCAAGTCAAAGAGAAAAGATTGAAAAGAGAACTAAATTATTATCCAAAGTTAGTATGCGTTTGAAAAAATTTTATACCGGTCAAAATGATGAAGAAGGTGGTGATATTGCCAGTGTAGATTCCCCGGATGATATTATTCATCAGGTAGTTGGTCCACTAAAAGAAGATTTGGCGGTATGGTTCGGAACGAAAAAGAAACCAAAAGGTAGTAAACAACCAAAAGGTCCATGGGTTAACATATGTAGAAAAAAAGAAGGGGGAGGTCATCCTCCATGTGGTAGACCTGAAGCCGATTCTAAAGGATATCCTAAATGTAGAGCCGCAGGTGTTGCGTCTAAAATGACTGACGCTCAAAAAAAATCAGCATGTGCTCAAAAAAGAAGAGAAGAAAAAAAGGAACCAAAAGTGGGTAAGGGTAACAAACCAACTATGGTATCATACAAACCAAAAAATGAATCTCTACGAGAAATCATCATACAGGCCTTAAATGAGGTTAAAAATTCTTAACCTATACTATCTGTAACCAATTCTGTTTTATTCGTTCTAATTGAAGATGTGTCATTGTTAGACATATCCACTTTAATAGTTTTCTTAGGTTTACTCTTAACCATAGGTATAACAGATATTTTTGGTTGACTATCTACTTTAGTATATTTTTCAATAACCTCGAATTTTGTAGTATCAGGTTCAAGAGTAAATGTTGACATAGCATCATAACTACTATCTTGTTGTTCTGTTTTGTTTTTATTAATAAAATCATTTACTTTTGGTCTAACATAATTGCAAATGTTAAACATTAACGATGCTATTAGTGAAATAACTACCACAACCATTAATATACCACCATATAGTGTGAGTTTAAATGCCCTGTTTTTCATTATAGTTTGGTTAAAATATTTTTTAATGAATGTTGAATATTCGATGTTATTTCTCTTTCAAATTCAATTCTTCGTCTTTCAACCTCATTATTGAAATGACTTGTTAAGAATTCCCAAGACTTATCACTTAATATGACATGATAAGAATAAATATGATTAATTACTTGGACATTGTTCGAATCTAAAATAACAAATATGTCATTTTCTTCATTTCTAATATATTTCTTATTAGAAATAGGTGTCGTCAGAAGAATAGAATCATCTTTAT